CTTCAATGCGGGGCATCACGGCCACGATCGTCGCGGGCAGCGGAGCGTCGGACTCCCAGATGATCCGGCCCTCGCGGTCGGGAGTGCCGCCGAAGCCGTTGATCTCGGCGTCGCCCGTGAACAGCGGCGAGGCGTCGCCCATGGGAGTCGAGGTGCTGCGGTCGGTCGTAGCGCGGATGCGCTCAAGATGTGCCGGGTGCATGCCGACGCGCCCGCCGAAGGTGTTCAAGAAGCGCATGATCACCCGGCCGAGCGACCGCAGCAGCCCCTGGCTGGTCCCGGTGCGGGAGCCAACCTCGGGGACCATCGAGATCGACAACGCGGCGAGTCTGGATCGCTCCGTTGCCCAGGATCGCCACCGTCTCGCCTTCGAGGTGGTCGAGTCCAGAGACGGACGGGCGCTCCCTGCGAATGACGCCACCCGAAACCCACGGGTCATAGCTGGCGCCGGAGAAAGACAGCCCGGTGTTGCGATTGCCTAGTACGAAGTCGTTTGAATCGACGGACGCGACCTTAAAGGTTCGACCGTCGAGCTGCGACACGCCCGTGTCGTCCACGTCAACGAAATCGCCCGCGGCCAAGCTATGGCCGGCAGCGGTGAGGGTAACCTCGTCTTCGCCGAGGTCGATGTCCGTCACGGCAATAGGACTGTCGAGCGTGAGCCCGCAGTCGACATAATAGGCGTCGGCCAGCGACAGCCGGCATCGAGCCTGGTACTCGACCTTGGTCTCACCGCAGAGACGGGCCGGCGCTACCCACGGCAGCTCCAGCACCTCGATGTAGCGCTTGATCGAGCCGCCGACCGTGCGCTTGACGATCAGCCAGATGTCATCCCGACGATTGTCGGTTCCGGGGTAGGGGATGGTTTGGATCGCCTCGACCGCCGTGCGCGTACCGCCGATGGCCGAGCGGCTCCAGGCATAGACCTCTTGCAGAGCATCGTAGGTGACAGCCGCCATCTGCCCGTTTTCCAGCGCGCAGACGACGCAGCTTTCCAACTGCTGCTGGTAAGTGATGTCGATCACGCCCGGCTTGAGGACGTGGTCCGCGAGCCGGTTGAGGTCAGGGGCCTGGTAGCTCTGGCTATCGCCGGTGAAGGTGACCTCGCGCAGCCGCTGATGGGTCAGGTCGACAAAGAGTGCCTGAGTGGTTGCAGTCTCGACCGGCTGGATCGGCGCGGCGCCCACGGCAGGCCCCGGTCGGATACCGGCGTTGCCTGGGCCAAATGGCTCCTGATCCGTGAGCGGCCCCAAGATCATGAGACCGCCCACGGTCCCTAGCAGGAGTTCGTCGGCGCCGGCCAGCCACTGCACTTCCTCGGCCCGGCCGGTGGCAATGTCGATGTTGATGGCGCTGGAAGGCTCGATGTTGTCGGCCACGCGTGCCGCAAAATTCGTGTAGTCGCCGATGCAGGACGCCCAGATCTTACGCCCGCGTGCAAAGACCAGCCGCTCCTTGAAGAAGCAGATCGAGGTCGGCCAGCCTTCGGCATCGGACCAGGCGCCCCAGCTCCAGGTCGTGACCGCAGAGCCGATACCCGTGATGAAGTCGCCGCTGTTCTCCGTGAGAAGCGTAACCGTTGCCGACAGCGCGTTCCCGGCCACGGCCGTGATCAGGTAGACCGTCCGGTTGGCGTGCATGTAGCGCCACAGTACGGCGCCGTCGCTGATGACGCCCTCGGTGTGCGTCGGGGCCACTGTGCCGGTCGTGGCGGAATTAGTCGCCTTGTACCACTTGCCCTCTGAGTAGACATTGGCGCCGGCGGTGATCGCGACCGCAGCCCGCCAGTAGGCGAAACCAGCTTGTCCTGTGCCGCGCAGCTCAAGCAGAGAGCCCACCCGGCCAGCCGTAAATACAGCCGTGCTGGCGGTGATCGTCTTGCTGTCGCCGACGTTTCCCGCCGAGTTCTGGACCATAGTCGTAGCGGTATCGTTCTCCTCGGCGAACGGCCCGCCCTCGAACGGGAACTCGGTCCAGGCCCAGTCGATGGCGCCGAGGCGGGACAGCACCGCTGGCGGTTGGCCCTCGACGCAGAAGAACACCTGGTCGCCCGACTGGACGTAGCGCGGTTTGAACGTACCCTCGTCCCCGGTCAGGTCGTCGTCGTCGTAGGTCGTTTCGATCTCGTAGGGGTCGCCACCGTCCAGTAGCTGGCCGCGGTTCACAAAGAACCGCATATATTCGTCGCCCATTTCCAGCACGTAGGATTGGGCTTTGTTGAAGGTGAAGCGAGCGAGCCATGCCCGGTTGGCGGAGTTCTTGAGCTCGGCTATGAACCGCGTCCCGCCTCGACGCTCCAGCGGTCCCTGCAACTTGACGATCATGTTCTCGATCGTGTCGCTGCCGCTCTGGTACTTCGGCAAGTCGGCACGGCCGGCCATGTTCGGAGACAGCTCGCCTCCGTTCAGCGCCGCGATAAGCGGTGTGAGTGTGCTCATGCGCGCGAGGTGATCCAGGAGCCTTCCGGCATTAGCCGCGGAGGCAACTCGATCGCGTTGGCGCGCTTGGCTTCGCTGATCTCGTAGAGAAACCCACGCTCACAGTCCTGCTTGAGGCCGCGGTGCGCGGTGAGCCGCTGGGTGATTTCGAGGGCGAGCTTGGCGCCGAGCGTCTCAGCGAAGTTGGCGTCGAACTCGCCGGCGTTGGTGACCTTCCGCACGTAGCGGATCGGGAGCGGGCTCTCCAGATCAGTCAGAATCCGGCGACCCTCGATCGACCAGTCAGGTTCTTCGTGGGTCTGCGTCTGCCAAACCCAGCGGCTGGCGATCTCGACCATCTGTGAGTAGTCGGCCGGTAGCTGGAACTGCCGAGTGAACCCGAAGACAGGAACCTCGGTCAGAGCCCCAAGACTGCGGCGGGCCAGGGCGAACCGCCACGGGTGTGCGCGCAGGAGCGCGTCGCGGACTGGCCCGAACGCCCCCCGGAGGCACTTGGCCTCCGGGGAGTCGTCCGTGAGATCGACGATGCGATAGGCGCCGATGCGATCAAGGGCACGGTTCGCAATGTCGACCTCGGAGGAGGCCATCGGCGGTTAGATCGCGACGCCGATGATGAACTCGCCCTTGAGTGTGCCCGCTGCCGGGAACGTGCCGCCGGCGACCGTGCAATAAACCTCGACCTCGGTCTTGGAGTCGATCACGGCGCGGCCGGTGGCCACGTTCATGTTGTAGCCGACCAGCGCCGCGCTCACATCCTTCGCGGCCAGGAACGCATCCGGGTCAGCCGAGACCGAAGCGCCGGTGTGGTCGGTGTAGCCGCCATAACCGATGTCGAGCGTGCGGGACGAGCCGAACGCCGACGTGGTGATGTAGGCCCCGATGAACTTATACCGGCCGGGCGGGAGCTTGAAGAGCCCGGCGGTAGAAGTGGCGTCGCCGGCTGTGACCTGGGTCCAGTCGAACGACTTGTAAATGACCCGGCCAGCATCGTCGGGCTGGCGGAGCGGGGTGGAAGGGGCCTGACCTGCAACGCGAGTGGTCCACTGCGTCGAGTAGTCAGTGGCCTTAGTCCTGACTGCCATCTGTACTTACTCCTGACTTACGAGTGGTAGCACTTGACCTTCAGCACCTTGCCGAGCTGAAGGCGCGTACAGTCGTAGAAGGCCGCCATGTAGATCTGCGGCTTCATCTGCTTCTGGGGATTGCGCATGACGTCGACCGTGCGCTCCTTCCAGGAGCCGAGGTGGACGCCCGACTTGATCCACACCGGCAGCGACCGGACGTTCGCGGTCTCGGCGGTATCCGTGAGTGCGTTCAGGGTCTGCTGGGAGAAGATGTGAAAGTTGATGCCCATGATCGGCGGAAGCTTGCCGGTCTGGACCGGGCGAGAGCCGACATAGTCGGAACTCAGCACAGTCGTCAGCGCGAGGAGATCCTGCTCCTCCTCTTCCGTGATCGCCATGTGGATCTCTTCGGCGTCGAGATCATTGTGGTAATACTGGAAGAGCTGCCGGACCATCCGGAGCTTGTCGAGGTTCATCCCGGTGTTGCTGCCGCCTACGCTCTCGGCGACGACATAGCCGGTGTCGCTCCATGCCTCGGAGCCCGCGCCGGTCTCACCAGTCTTCGCGGTGGCCCAAAAGCCACCGATAATGACCTCGTCTTCCTTGCGGGCGAAAGCCGCGGCGGCGGCCTGGGTATAGTCGCCGGTGGGCTCGATGCCGGTGTAGAGTTCGTCGTCGGTCTCGACCAGCTTGCCCCAGTGGAACTTGCGCGGGACAACCCACCTA